ATAACAGAATAGGGATAATCTGCAAGAGCCTTGGCACCCGGTGTTTATGGTATGGCTACCATATTGAAATACACTACACTGGTCTACGTCCAGTTGCGCTTTTGACTTTCATCGCATATAAATGTACTTCAATATGATCGCTCATATCGGTCTTTCGACCTTCCACTGCTTGCAACTGCTCCCCAATTTCCCGTCAATCTGCACCTGTGGTCAGGCAAAGATCCTCATCGGCCTGACCTTCTGGGGTCAGTGATCCTTGGGAAAGGACTGTATGGCCTAAACCTGCCATACCTCAGGCTATTAAATTTCTGGCCGGTGTTTCACGAGGTTATCTACCGGCCCCACCTCGACGTTACGGCGATTTTTCAGTCACGTGCCTTACTTGTCGCTATCTTATGTACTTGGGGTGACTGATGGGACTCGAACCCACAACAACAGGAATCACAATCCTGGGCTCTACCATTGAACTACAGCCACCATTGTCTATAGAAACACGTACAGTATGACCGCAAACACAATCAATCCTGTTAAGAACTTTCTTGATGTGCGATGCATTTCTGCAACTGCTTCTTCTTCTGTTTGATACCCAACTGTATACTCATTCATAATGTATCCATCGAAAGCAATACTTATTGCTATAAACAACACAATATTTTTATGCCCTTGCCAGGAATATCGGGACCGTATTTTCTCAATAAAATACGAAGAAGAGGTTGCTAGTCTTCTTATATGTGAAAGGGCAAAGACATAAAAATATTGCATCTGGTTGTTAAAGAGCGTTTACTGCATTACTTACTATACAACTATTATACTGCTTACTGCATTTCTGGTCAACTCTTTTGTGCGGTTTAACAACACAATATTGAAATACACTTGCTTTCTAAGTCACCCGTTTTAACCTAGCGATTACCAGTATCCGGGTATCATTTCTAGCTTTCGGCCTAGTGCCAATGTACTTCAATATTGCGTCTGGTTTTTAAAGAGCGTTTTTACTGCATTTCTTACTATACAGCTATTATAGCACCCTGCCCATTACTGGTCAACTCTGTGTGTTGCAGAAAAACAACACTCAAACTGGTTAAATATACAACAGGAGATTTACAATGAAAAAAATGTTGTTATTGCTTTGCTTAGTACCTATTATCGCTGTTGCACAACCACGCCAACGACCCGGAGTCACTTATGACGCTGTGATCACTAGAGTAATCGACGGTGACACAGTGGCATTCCAAGCTGACTTTTTGCCGGCTCCGCTCAAACCAGAACTCAGTATTCGTGTGTTTGGCGTTGACACACCCGAAAAGGGATTTCGTGCCCAATGCCCGTCGGAAGCTGCTAGAGGTGCTGCTGCCACAGAATTTACCAAAAAGGCCATATCTGCTGCACAACACCGACAAATTGTTCTCATTGACTGGGACAAATACGGAGGCCGTGTGTTAGGTGATGTCTTACTCAACGGACAAAGCCTACGTGGCATGTTGATCCAAAATGGTTTTGCCCGCGAATACTACGGCGAAGCAAAACAATCTTGGTGTAACTAAGTTCTACGCATCTTCCAAGTGTATGCTTCACCGCTTGGGAGTCGACCGTCTTCTACTGCATCAACACCCATACGACCCACCTGGTTGGGCAGTTCACCTACCATGGCCACATATGCCATACCGATGGTACGCATATGGTTGGCACGAGTCAGTGCTTGTACCATTTCTACATAATCTTCACTACGTGCGGAACCATCTTCTGCGGTCCAGTAGACTTTGTAGGTTGTATTCTTCATTATTTGCACTTATCTCCGTGCCATCTCTTAAAATTTGCTGGGTCCACAAGTGCGTTGCACTTGGGACAGTTTTTATATTGTGCTTCTTTCCATTCTTCTGAATTTCTAATTTCGGAAATTCTTTTACCTTGCTGTTTTCTTGATTTATTATTCTTCTGCTTCCAATCCGGATTATTGAATAATACAGAATTTGTCTTCGATATCTTATCTCGTGTTTCGTTAGTAACAATACTGCCAAACGGAGCTCCGTCGATGCCATTCTCTGGACGCTGATTCGACCAAGATCTATCTTTAACAATATCAAAAAACTCGCTAAAGAATTCTGCAAACTCAATCAAGTCATCTCGGTTAGTAAAAATGTCTGACACCCATATTGTATCTACGTGTTCTTTGCCGTGGGCTTTTAAATGTTTAAGCCAATGCCTTCCAGAACCTAAGTATTCGTAGGGATTTTGTTTACAAGTTTTTCCAAAATATCTTAAATTGGTAATTGAATGTTTCTTTATGTACAGAGTTGTTGGAGTAAAATTGTGCATCAATTACTTATATAATAATTGGTGTCCCTTGCTGGTTCCGACCCAGCCTTTACAGATTTTCAATCTGTCACTTTCACCAGATTAGTTTAAGGGACTTGTTATGGAGGGCAAGGTGAGATTCGAACTCACGGACCGTTTCCGGCCTTCAGTTTTCAAGACTGATGCAATCGGCCTCTCTGCCACTTGCCCCAAAAGGTGAACAAAGATATCTTCACTGCCACGCCCAGATAATGTTACTCAACGGCAGGGGTACGCCACTTGGCGGTTAGGAAAGGTAACCCGTGTGCATTTCGCACTGCTCGGATATCTTCGTTCATTGCTTGGTGGTGAAGGAGGGACTCGAACCCCCGACCTTATCCGTATGAAGGATCCGCTCTACCAACTGAGCCACATCACCATATTGAAATACACTAGTACCTCTGTCGTTAGATTCAGAGTCTAACGAACAGTATGCGAAAACCAACAACGGTTAATGTATTTTAATATGGTAGGACCGCCCAGACTCGAACTGGGATAGACCGGTTAAAAGCCGGATATTCTACCTTTGAATTACGATCCCTTTGTTTTTCTAACTTACGCAAGGCTTTGTTGCTCTTGCGGTGACTGCCTGCCCCTGTCTTTTTAAGTACCAAACAAACGAAGGGGTTACGTTTGGGTACGGTCAGTTTAGACTTCATGTCTAACTCCTTATTAAAAAAGTATTATACTGCTGACACCATTTCTGGTCAAATTGACATGTTGTAGAAATACAACACTTTATGGCCGGTCCTAACGGATTTGAACCGCTAACTTCCAGTTTCGAAGACTGGCACTCTATCCAATTGAGTTAAGGACCGATTGTGTGGCAGGCCTGCTTGGGATCGAACCAAGAATAACGGAATCAAAATCCGGTGTGATACCATTTCACTACAGACCAACAAACTTCTAAAAATGGCTCCGGAGGTTGGATTCGAACCAACGGTGGATTTCTCAACGGATTAACAGTCCGTCCCCTGCTACCGCTCGGGTACTCCGGAATAAAAACTATGGTCGGAGATGTAGGATTCGAACCTACGGTCTTCTGGTCCCAAACCAGACGGATTAACCAGACTTTCCCAATCTCCGAATAAAAATTAAACTTTATTTAATTGTTCAAGAACTTGATCTACTGTTTCTTTAACTTCCCAGGACCCTTGTGTGCCATAAACAACAGTGACCTTTTCGTCTGTTTGTTTTTCGGCCGGCCCACGCTTGACAGTGGTTTGAAATACTGACAGCACTATATCACTTCTAACAGCCAAAGGCATGCCTTTGTATTCTGGTGCATCGTTAGTAAGTCTAAGAAACATTTTAAATCCTTGTTATTAAAAATTGGTACCGGGTGACAGACTCGAACTGTCATCGCTCTCCGTGTAAAGGAGACGTATCACCTCTCTACGCAACCCGGCATTACTATTTGGTGCCCAGGGAGAGACTCGAACTCTCAATCCTTTCGGCGCTGGCTTCTAAGACCAGAGTGTATACCAGTTCCACCACCGGGGCATTTACTAAAAAACTATTATAGCTGAACTGTCTTTGCAGGTCAACCGCTATTCGTAAAAATCATTTACATATTCTTGCATTTTACCATGCGATATGTTGTATACATGTATCCCAGGCGATTGTTGTTGTCTACCTGACTCATCAAAGAAGTTGTCAAAGTTGATTTCGTAATTGCCAAAGTCTACATCGGTTGTATACCATGCACCTATAGTTAGTACAAAATTGGGCATGCGTTTAACTTTCTTCAGTACCTGCACTATTGCGCTGGCACCTGCACTAAATCCATACAGCTGATAAGATTTATTTTTTTGATTTATAAAGTTGGCTGCACTGTCTATTTCTTCTGAGTTATACACTAATGAGCAGGCAGCATTTCGTTCCGCATATCGATCAAACGCTGCTTGGTCAAATGCGCCACCGGCACCACGGAATCCTATGACATAGCTGCTGCACTTGGCTGAACCAACAGCCGTATAAAAAACAAGTAATAAAGTTAAAAGTGTTTTCATAATTGTATGGTACCCCGAGTCAGATTCGAACTGACAGAACTACTCCTTTTGAGAGAGTCGACTTTACCAATTTGTCCACCAGGGCTTAGTTTTTTACTGGTACTAGAGCTGTTCTTTTAATTAAGAATACTCGGTGTTCGTTTAGACGCCGCACCGTGAGATATTCTTCACCTTCGATTACAGATATATTACGAAGGTCATCACACACAACACGCTCGCGAGTTCTGGGATTTTCGAATATAATTGACTTCATTGCAACTCCTATAAATATTTTTATGCAACTAAAACTGATCTTTCCACATTCTCATATTTCAATCGAATTAAAACAGCATCCTACTATTGAAAAATGGTTTAAGTTTTTTCAGACATTAACTAATAATCAACCTGATTACTATCGTATGTTCTTTTCAGATGAATTTAAACTACTTTTAGGACACGATTCAGTTGATCATAAAAAACAATGGAAAATTATTTTAGATTCTATCCACACCATGCGTACAGCGGGTTATACTATACCATTTGATCTGCCAGCCGAATTTGATTTCACCCAATCGATTCTAAACACTCTACATAGATTTTTTACCTACAACTGCGATTGGTGGTATCGACAGACGACCGAACCAAATCCATTTGATAAAAATTTTCGTCCGCCTGAGGATTGGGATTTTGCCAAATGGTATAGTGTTATTGGACAGATAAACGAAGCTGTGCATTGCTTAGAAGTAACTGTAACCACACCTACCAAACTGCTTTATCAAACCAACAGTGCTGAATGGGTTTTACCCAGTTGGATAATCAATAATCCTGCCAGCATAACCGGCGAATTAATTAAGACCTGTTATTTACCGTTTGATTCCTACGACCAAAGCTTCAACTATGAACCAATGGATTTTTCTCGCGGTGCCCCGGTCACACTCAATGCCAGCATTTTAGGCAAGTGCATGCTACAGAGTTATTTTGAAGAAGATGACCCTACAGCTCGAGATGCCAGCGGCAGAGAAGGATCCTATGGCGGTTACTGCATACATCTTAATCGCCGACGCGAAGAGATTTATCGGTCAGAACATTTTCGTCAATGGGCTGCCAGATATGGTCGCACAGTTGACTCCTTGCCCTTGGAATTTCAAATTGGTCATGTGGTAGGCACCAGCATAGAAGATCTGTATAAATTTGACCCACAGCGATATATTCGCACTGAGTTCATTGATTAATTGGTATCCACGGAGGGATACGAGCCCCCAACCTACGGTTTCGTAAACCGTTGCTCTATCCAGTTGAGCTACGCGGATGTAATAAATTCAGGTGCCCCGCTATCCCTTTTGTGGGGACTCACAGGATTGTCTCGTTGAGCAAGTTTGATCACCGACTTCAGCCATATTGTTTTGTCACGTGGCAGACTGTCACGTTAGACTGGCAGGGACTCTAACTCAACGTCTATCCTGAAACTTGGTAGTAGCGTAGAGATTCGAACTCTATCGTTGCAGCCCATCTGACCACTCTCCCGGGTTTATAAAACCCAGCCGCATACCAATGCTCGCTACTATTTTTGGAAGTAAGGGTGGGATTCGAACCCACGGTTGTAGAGATTTGCAGTCACTTGCCTTGGTCCACTCGGCCACCTTACTATTATTGTTGGTGCTGATGGTGAGGATTGAACTCACGACCTCATCCTTACCAAGGATGCGCGACTACCACTGTGCTACATCAGCGAACCGTTATGCTGCCTTTGCCTGCATGTCTAGTACTTCTTTTAGACGATCTGCAGCGTACGATGCAGCGAAAGCTTGTGGCTTAACAAAAGGCACAACATTACACATACCTTTGATGTAGCCAATAGCTTCGTTTACCACACATGAACTACCATGCAATTCACTTGGGTTGATATCCAAGTGAACTTCTACAATACGATCTTCCAAAACATCTTGCAGCTTTAGGTACAGCTCTGCAATCTTGTACACTTCCGTCATTAGTCGCATGCGTGGCTTGTCTTTTTTGCTATCCCAATCACGTTCACGTTGTACTTCGCCGAAAATCTTACAACCGTTGTTACCATTGATGTGAACAACGATAGCTAGAGTGTAATCGGCGAACCATGCTCCATCTAAGGAGAATCGAGAACTGTCGCCCCCGATGTAAATCTTGGTACCGGGACCTTGAGCTTCGATGAACTGCCGTACTTCATCAATGTTAATCTTACGCATTATAACCTCTCGTTTGTTAGCGTACTTTTTACTACAAAAACTTGGCGGGTCAACTAGGACTCGAACCTAGAACAAGGGTTTTGGAGACCCACGTGTTGCCAATTACACCATTGGCCCGTAAAACTTGGAGCGGGTAAGGAGGCTCGAACTCCTGACATCTTCCTTGGCAAGGAAGTGCTCTACCAACTGAGCTACACCCGCATTAAACTATTTTACTACATACCTTAGTATATAGCAACGAACTTGGTGGACCGTGGGAGAATCGAACTCCCGCTTCATGCTTGCAAAGCACATGTGCTACCACTATCACTAACAGCCCATAAAACTGGTACTCGGTATTGGTAACGATCCAATATCTGCGCCTTATCAAGACGCTGCTAATCCATTTCAGCTAACCGAGCATTAAACAATTTATTGAGTACACTGGCAACTTTGATTCGAGCAATAGCGTGTCATTGACACTCGATCGTAACTCCAGTGTACTCAATAAATTGTAGTGGTTGTCCCACTACTGTCCATCTTACTCTTGCTGTTGCCGCCAGCAATTTCACATCCGGAACCCCGCCCATTCGAGCATGTTTAACGTGGGCTCAAGGTTCTCGTTACCTATTCCACGTACTGCTGAAAACAAAAAACCCTAGGGTTTAGCCTAGGGTCTGTGTAGTTTTGGATATTAGCTTATTAGCTCAACTATCCCTTTCTCCACGGACCCGACTCGTTCCCTCTGGTGTGCGATCACTCTTAATATTCAAGCCCGCAAACGCACACGCTGACCAATAGGCGACTGTGCCTAGTTGGGGCTGTTGTGAGGATATCTGCGAGAGATGTTTAAGTGTGTTCATTTTCATATTAAAGTAATTGTACTGCAAAGACCATTGCTGGTCAACCTGTATTTCTATTTAGTCCTAAGAAATCACTTGTTTAATTTCTTAAAACACGATTGTACTGCAAAGACAGTTTCCTGTCTACCGGTATTTTTATTTAGCTTGTCCAAAAATATTGCTCCACGTGTGCAGCTTTTCTATCTTTCTTTCGGCAGCAGCTTCCAAACCATCTGCTGAAATGACACCTTCATCAATCAGCAACTTCATCATTGCCATGACATCACCCAACTCTTGTTCCAACATTTCTCTATGCGGAACATTGGTCTTGTAGTGTTGTGAGTCTATGCCAAACCTGCGGCACTTGCTGACTTCAACAATGACCTCCCCACATTCTTCTTGCAGGATGTCTAGTATTTCTTGTACTGTTTCTTTCATTTTAACCTTATGGTACGAGAGATGGGACTTGAACCCATAATCCTTACGGCGCAAAATTTTAAGTCTTGTGTGTATACCAATTCCACCACTCTCGCTTTATTGTTGGCCCGGCGTGCAGGAATCGAACCCACATTCTAGAGGTAGAAGCTCTATGTTCTATCCGTTGAACTAACGCCAGATATTTGGTGCCCCCGGAGGGATTTGAACCCCCGACCAAGCGATTATGAGTCGCCTGCTCTCACCACTGAGCTACAGGGGCAAAACTTATTTATTTTGCAATTTGCGAGCCACTTCCGCCTGATCAATATTAAACATGGCCACACGGAATCGGATCCAGGCATACACCAGGTCCACAAAGTTCATGGCAAAGCCCACAACAATAACGGTCAGCGGCCATGGACTAGGACAGCCTGCTGCCAACATGATCAAACCAATTACGACAACAATAGCACCCCAAAAGCTCAAACTACGAGTGCAGCCTTGAAATTCCCAACGCACGAACGATACAATCTTTTTCATTCAATATCCTTTTTATTTACTATACCACTATTATAGCTGATGCGTCATTACAGGTCAACCTACGACCATTTCAGCATGAATCCGGTATAGTCTTTGTCCAACATGTAAACCTCTCCATGTTCGGCAGTTGAAGTAATGTGTACTGCTATGCCATACCATTCCAGGATGTACCCTTTGAGCGTCGCGACATTGACAGCATAACTGGTACCGTGTGCAGTTTCAACACGACCAACGAAGTCTGCCCAAAACTCAGGATATGATTTGAGATTGACTTTCTTCACAGCCACCGCATGCTGAAGAACGTGGCATCCGGGCCGTCATGAAAGAAAAATACCCAAGGATTGCTGTTGCCCTGGTTGCCCCATTTTCGGCCAATTCGGCCCATGTTGTCTTCCAACCATAGCCGAGCCTCCCAGGGATCTTTATCCATATTGTGATAATCCATTTCTACCACATACTTCCAGTACCTACGTGCTCGTCTTCGTTGATAACTATTCATTTTAAAAATTTCAAAGTAAACCAGGCGTAGTCTTTTTCTTGATCAAAACATATTGTATATAACCATTCGTTGGTGACAAAATCATGGTGCCCGTTGGCCAGTCGTAGTCCTGGCCACCGTTCCTGAAGAATTTCTTCAGTTTTTTCAATATCCACTTGGGTCGGGTATCTACATTTATACGGAGTTTTTATCATGACCATTTCAACATGAAGAACTCTGCATCTTCTGCTCGACCAAATAAGATACGATCACTGAACACATAGTATCCACCCTGGCACGTTTCTTTGGCCCAAGCTTCAATCACTGCATCACCAGCTGCTCGTGCTGATTTAGAAAATAGTATTTCTATCCAATTTTTGCGACCAGGGTCTATCTCACAAAGAACATTCCAGTCAATTTCCCTTTGAATGTCAAGCCCCATTATGGTCATTAGCTCTTCCTCAGCATCAAACGTCCACGTGGCCTTTAGCTGTCGTGATGGCACATTGACCTGTGTTCTTACTATTTTAATATTGCTATTGCTATTTGTCATTATGCCCACTTCAGCATAAACATTGTAGCATACTTCTCATGATCAAATGAGAATATATATGTGACCTGATCTCGATCTCTACCATCATGTGTGCATTGCCATGTTCCGTCGCGTCCAAACCGTGGCTGATCAACAGGCCGATCAACAATACTGAATCTTATGCCAAACTGTTCATGACACCATGAGCACATTCTTTCAATCTCCGCCGCAGATTTATCATGTATTTTGACTTTATGTTCCAGCCTGGATTGTTTGTCAACTCGAATCATGACCACTTCAACAAGAACCATTCACAATCTGCTGCATTCTTGAATTCAAATACACCTTCACTATTATAACGCCAGCGATCTTGCCAATCAAACTGTTCATAGCCGAACTCTTGCTCGCACCATTCCATACAAGGAGTCCATCCCCATGTACCCACAGGTGCCGGGACCGAAGCCACATGCCACTCATGATTGTATCTGATCATGACCACTTCAACATAAACATAGTAGCTTCTGCCTCATCGATAAAATAATAACAAATTTTGTTGCCTGGCTGTGCTGTGTTGGTAATATAACCGGGACAATTTTTTATTGCCCAATCCACTGCCCGCCATAATGGATCGTATGGTAGTGTGACTGTCATGACCATTTCAATTTAAAAAATGTTTCTTGTTCAGGCACCTCAAATGAAATATTTCCATTTTCGACAGTTCCACCATACAAGCGGATACAGGCATCAACACCTGCTATGGTACATGTGCCCTTTTGTTCTAACACATGCCACATTATCTTATATTGATAATCATTGAATTTTAACATTACGCCCACCTCAACTGAAACATAGTTGCCAATTCGGGATCTTCAAACTCAATCCAGGGGTAGAAGCTTTTTCGTTGAACTGGGAATACACCCTGTGTGTACAACCAGTATCGAAATTCTTCCGAGTTGCTGTTGCGGTTTTCTAACCACCATTCAGCAGCATTGGCCCAGTAAGGTTCGATAGGCAATCTGATCATTTTAGAATACGGTATTTTTTGTGTGTCCAATTGCAACTGACACATGTTCTTGAAGTCATATACTTGGCACCGTAGCCCTGCACCAGTTCTAAGTCGGTCCATCGACTCCAGCGATGCCAACCAACTCTGCACAAACGACGCTCGACTACCAAGGGCTGATCTGCCAGGGCTCTGAATGTGTTTTCTTTATTCATTTTTCTTTGTCAATGTTTTGCTGTAGGGACTTTCGTATCTGACACGTCCGCAGTCGGCACAATAGCATCGTAATCTGTCACCAAACCTGCCTGCATTCCAATCCTCTTCGATCACACTCCAGGTAGTCCAGCGATGCCAGTCTAACCGATAGCAACGAAATCGCTGTATGGGATCTTGGCCTTTGATAACTCTGCTGGTATTTTGTTTGCTCATAAAAATTTTAACCTAAACATTGTGGCTGCTGCTTCATCGTCGATCTTGACAAACCATGTGGTCTGGAAATGATCTCCTACTGTTTCAGACCGAGTACCCCATTCCCACCCTGCCCCTACGTATGCTCTACCGTATTCCTGTTCAACTTCTCTGTAGTATGCACCTACATTTTCTTCCAGCCAGGAGATCATTTGTTTCTTGGTATTCACCGTAGGGCTCTTTGATCTATCTCGATATTGCAATCTTGCCAGGACCTGTTCGCTTATGTCAATTATCACGGCCCCACCTCAATGTAAACATTATAGCATCTTTTTCACGTTCGAACCAGAATTTTGAGCCAGTCCATGCAAAATGTTCTGAGCCAAATTGCTCACCACACCAATCGTAGCACACCTTATTTCTAGGACTCAAGTCCACTGAAATATACCCGTTGAGCAAAAATAAGTCATTCCAGTTTATGGGTTCTATCAATTTGCCAGAATCACGCAATTTCTGCACCTGGCGAATAAAATCCGCAATGCTAACCATGTTGTAAGTGGAACCATGTTTTGTCTGCCGGAGTCGCAAATACCAGCTGCCAATCTCCAGCCACATGAACAACATCATAGTTGCCGGGGAATCGAGTCTGCATACTTTTGTATATGTAATCTCTGCGAACTGTCAGTGTTTCGCCCATGTCCGTGGCATAGCGTTTTAGCCATTCTTGCCAGGTTTCTGGAACTGCCAACCCATGTGCAATTACCCACCGAATACCTTCATATACTTCGATATTGTTAGTGGTTGTATTCACCCGCATGCTGCCTATGGCAGGTTCTACTGGTCCGCTGGCGATTCGTCGGATTCCGGTGCTCGCCATTATAACCACCTCAACTTAAACCATGTGGCCAATTCTTCTCTGGCAAAGTGCCATGTGGTCATGCCAAATGAATAGCTATAGGACCAGGGGTATTCATCTGATACTTGATCACGGAACTCTGCTTTGGGGCCTAGGTTGGCATCACACCATTCTTCCATTGCTCCAGTATGTACTACAAATATTTTTGAATCTTTTTGATCTGTGGTCATATAAAATGACATCATTTTGACTTCGGCCGCTATCATAGGTTCAAGTACCGCATGCTAAAGAAAGTTTCTTGTGCATCGTTCCAAAAGTCCAGGTACACACCCTCTTCGGGTCTGCCATAATACTGTTCACCGAGCTTGTTCTTTCCTAACTCAGGATACTCTCTATAATTGCGTACAGTAAAACCCAGGACTTCTCGCTGTTTCCAGCTGATGGCCCATACTGATGCAGGATACTCTGCCCGGATGCGATCCAGTACAGGCAACCACTGTTTAATTGTCAGCTTGATCATTGTACCCACTTCAGTATAAACATCGCAGCATCACTCTTGTTCTTAAAATGAAATTTACCCGGGCCCATGTACACCCACGCATTGTTGCGACCCCATGTGGCCAAGCACCAATCATAACAGTCACTCCAGGGATGGTAGGGCCAGTTGTTTGGCAAAGTGACAACAGTCCAGGTTGGGCCTATCTTGTGATATGTGTCCATTTCTGCCATAACCTGATCATGGTCTTTTTGCCACGCAGCATGTTGTGATTCGTATTCGGTCATGAAAACCTCAATAAAAACCAAGCAGCATCAGCATCGTTCTCAAATACAAACCAGTAGAAGCCAACTCCGCTATCTATTTCACCATTCCATTCTGCTAATGCAGTATTATAACCATCGGGATCTCCTGGCGTTGTACAACCACACTCAGTAATAAAATTTATATACCATGGTTCTAAATTTGTTCCTTTCATTGGTGTCAAAAATTTAGCCATCATGACCACTTCAATGAAAACATTATGGCATCCTGTTCGTGCTTGAACCAAAATCCGTCATACGTGTGATCCCAGGTTTGTAAGTCTATCTGCTCGCGTAACCATATCCAAGCCGGCTCCTTAATGTTAGCCGCGGACACAAAAATCCATGGTTCTTGGCTCATTCCCCTTTCAGTCATTCCCATTTCAATGCAAACCACACAGCATCTTGTTTGAGTTCAAATTCAGCATGAGAATATCCAAAGACCATAAAGAACTTACCGGTACTTGGATACAATTGTAGCATACGTTTGATATCTTGCCAAGAACAATTGGCCATCCTGGCTCGGTTTATTCTGACTCGATGCCAGCATCGTTCCCTAATCTTCTTATCTTTGTTCCAGTATTTCATGACCACCTCAACAAGAACGCTGTACAATCCTGAGGATTGCGAAAGTAGTAAGTGCTGTGCCTGTCCAAGCTGATACTCCATCTGCGGTCTTCTGGTAGAACAGCGTCATCCAGGGGACCAAACTGTTCTATACACCACAACAATTTTTCAGACAACACAAGGCGCAGCCAGGGATCAACGGACATACAGGCAACCTGTTTCCAAACTGTGCCGTTGCTGCGATGATAATCGCTGACTCTAAATTTCATAGCCATTTCAACTCAAACAATAATTGATCTCTAGATTCCTTAAATTCAATTTCTAACTTAAACCAACAGTCTCGTTCTGCCTTTTCTTCGTAGTCCAACTCCAACATCTTGTAGCCCACAAAACTGCTACAGTTATCTACTGCCCAGTCTATCATGCCGTCAAAGTCACTACCGGCAGCCAAGTATACTGTAGTTACGACCATTTCAATACAAACAGTAATTGTGTGTCGTCATCTACATGATCGTTGACTTCAATAGTGTAAATTGGATTGTATGTTCCATCCTCTGTCGTAGCCTGTGTCCAAAGATGCCAGCCCAGGCTTTGAATATTCGATCCATGGACATACACTTCGGGCCCTACATGTTGTACAAGCCATTGCACACATGCTCGAGCACGATACACATCTGTGGTTTTAATTTTCTGCATCATCAAGCACTATCCATCCAAGTTGAAACAAATCTGCACGAATTTCGTCTGTGACCACACCTTCTGTCACATAGCTACTGCCATCAGCTTCTACTTCGGGTACTGTACCCGATAACCCGTAGCCATCTTCACTGCTGCCAATACCGCTACAGTACCAGTCAATATAGTCGCCCGATTCACACATGTCAGCAACAATGCCGCCAGCTCTGCGCCAGCTGACACTCCATTTTTGATCTGTCAGAATAGGCCAGGTGTTGTTGCGTTGGAACTCTCGGTTGCACATGGCAGCATATAGATTTTGTGCGTAGTTTTTACTGCCGCGAACTCGTGACAGCATGTGCTCGCTGGTACGCAGATCATATTCCATGTTGTCCTTTTGCCATTCAGGGTCTACAAGATCAGCTTCATCTTGTTCTTTGGCAGTTTTCCAGAATTCAAGATAGTGCTCTGGAACTTCCTCACCCTTTTCCTCCGCACGTTTGGTTGCTGCTTCGACTTGAAAGGTATGGCGTTCAGGGCTGCTGCTGGGTTTAGTTGAGCGATCTTTTGTCATCGCTGCGCTCCAATGCAGCAATAATTTGCTGCCGTGTATCTTCATCCAGCTCTTCAATGTCCTCATCAGTCAGCTCCGCGCTGTTTTCAAACAGCAGGCCCGACTCGGCAAATTCCTGGATTTGTTTTACAAACTCATCCAGTTCCTCTTGAGTACCTTCAAAGTTGTTGAAACAACCTGGATCAAAAATTAATTTGAGTGGTTTCTTTTCAGTCATCACATGGCCCGGATTCGGTTGATAACTGAATTGGCCTGGGACAGGTCCAGATCATCCTCTTGCATGTCTTGATCAATTTCTTCAAGAATTTCTTCTTGCAGTCGGGCCATCTCTGCCTTAATGGCCCGTACCGCAGCCAAAATTTCATCTGGGCTCTTGGTGTCGACCCATTGGGATAACTGTTTACTATTCATATCAAGAAACATTCTGGGATCAATATTGTCGGGGTTCATTGTACAGCTCCTGAGTTTAGTGTATAAAATATAATTATACTGCGAACTCAATTAGCGGTCAACGATACCGCACAAATACAACGATCTAAGGTACTGATCGTCTCTCGGGCATGTGATCTAGCCAATTTTTAATGCTGCTGTACATGGTGGCCATCATGGCTTCTTTGCTGGAATAGAATATTATTGCTTTTTTCTTGTAGTCAATGAAATAAGGATAGGTCAACTTACGGTCTAATGCCAGCAGCATGGTCTTATCCATTGTGATTTTGATATCGTCAAGTTCAACTGACCAAGATTCCAGACCTAATATTTTCATAGCTTGATAACCAAACACAGTCAGACGAAATCCGCCATTGTTGCGGATGTTGGTATACCAATGCAGCATGGCTTCTTCGAGAGTGATCCGGTGATCCTCAGGCAGTAGTTCTATCAGGCGTTTGGTTAGTTTACTTTTTGACATGGGGGAACACAGTCTCCCCTTGTGTAAGCAACACAACTGAAAACTTGTCTGTGCGGAATTGTGTGTTTAACTTTTTGGCCAAGTTGATGGCATGGCCTTGATTGGAGAATGAAACCTTCTTGTACTTTGGTCCAGGGTACTGAACCAAGAGATTCGAGGTTTTAAGATTGATAGGTTGGCCATCGAAGAATACCGCCCATATTCCTTCAGCCGCCAAGACCTGTTCAGTCTTGTAAGTACTTTTATTTGTAAGCTCAACTAACACTTGAGGTTTAGGTCTTGACATTCATTAAACTCCTACATTTATTTATCAATAATGTAAGCCGTTTTTAGAAGGTGCCACCATTTACTTCTAGATCCACAGTGGGGTTAGTGGATGCTGCTGCGGTGTTTTGTTCATGTAAAGTCTGAAGAGCCAACAGTATCTTGGTGATATCTGCATGAAGATCTTTGGCATCGCTCATACTCATTGTGAAATCACGTTGCTGTCTAGCATCTGCTGCTTTAATTCGATCTATAAATCTATTGATATGCAAGCTCATTAGTCATTCCCACAAGTGTTTCGCGATGTTGCTACCGCTTTGAATTCCATATGCGGAGCAATGTCGTTATCAAATATCTGTGCCATCTGACGCCATAATGATTCACGCTCTTCTTTTGTCATACCCGAAGTCAGAATAGATGTATAAGACGATTCGTTGTTTGGCCAGTCCTTGGTAATGCCATAGTCATGACGCCAGGTATGGCACATGCTGGTTATGATTTGATCTCTTGTTTTCATAGTTTATTCTCGGTTGATATATTTTGCCAATTCAGGCGGCTGCCATCCGGTTGGCTTCATGACCTTGCCATCTTCACGCTTACGAACACGACCAGTTAAGCTATCAATCTTGGCAAAGTTTGTGCTCATAACTTCCTTCCAAGCACCTTCGGCATCAACACCTAGTGATTGTAAAGCACCCACAGTCACAACCATAATGTCGATTAGGGCATCAAGTGTTTCAACTTTATCAACTGGCAAATAACCGATACGATCAAGATTCTGATTTAAGCCTTGAGCTTCCAGTAATTCGTTGTATTCTTCCTTGATAAGTTTTAGATACAGTTTAAATTGATCTTCGTTAGACTCGCCCACTGTTTGTTCGCAGGCCTTCATAAATTTTGCTTGGTCTCTAAACACGTTGCTCATTGGCTTGTTCCTCAGTGTGAAATGGTCCACGATACGGATATCGTTGTAGTGTAATTAGTTTGGGACAAAATTCTGTTGTCCAACTACGACCTTGCTTGACTTGATACCAGCCGGCTGCGTACCAACTTTTACTGCGAGGTTCTTGAGTCCAAAGAGGTACCTGGTGTTTGACATCGTATATGGCATTAAATGCCTGCCCGGCTGTAGGGTATCCGTGCGCTGAATTTAAACTGACAGCAGCCGGTCTTTTAGCAACAGGTTCGAATGCAATTGCTATTTTTTGTTTGATAACATTGATGTTCTTATAACGCTGTGTGTGGTCACCAATTTTTACGCTGAAGCCATCTGCACCGGCTTCTATATTGCCAACTTTGTTCTCGCCATCTTTTAGAATCCAAAATTGATTTGGTACAACAGTTTTAGCTATGATCATCCAATACTCCTTTGTATGTTTCATTTAACCAGCGAGCATACTGCTCTGCTGATTCACTGGCCTTGACCAGTTCGTACTTGCCACAAAACTTCATGAATCTAATGCCTACCTGCCCCACATCCTTATGACTAATCATGCTGCAGATACTGTCGTCTACTGATTGTTTGATATCAACAGGCTGTGCTGTAAGGTCAATTAGAGTACGATTGCGTTCGTAATCATCAAGTACACGATGTTCTACACCGTCTGGGTCAGTCCATCTTTGCAACATGATGTTATTCCATGCATACCCTTGTTTATTGCGGTCTTCAAATGCTTCTGTTAGACCCACTTTGTTCTTGGTACCTTTAACGCGAACGCCGGGATATGCCGAAAACACGTTGTCGCTGGAATCACCACGCATGCATTTTTCAAACAACAACCATTCGGGATTGGGAATAACTTTGGGTTCTTTAGTTTTTTTGTCAATTACAGGTCGGCTTTTGGCATCAAAAATCCCGCGGATTGTCAGCAACTCATCAGTAATACCGTTGTATTGATCGACATTTTCAGCAAGCAGCTGAACAAAGTCTGTATCGCTTGAAATAATTACATGATTATCTTGGGGGTGTAGTGCTATCCAACGAGCAATGATATCGTCGGCTTCTGCGTTTTCGTTTCTGATTACTGAGCAATTGGTACTCTCAGCCAAGTATTTAGTCAAGTTATCAAACGTTTCCCAGAACAGCTTGTCTTCAGCTTGTTCTTTTTCTGTTTGTGCTGCACGAGCATCTGATCGATTACGCTTGTAAGGAGCATAGATATCCTTACGCCAACTACGGCCTTCCAGGGCAAATACCACATGGTCTGCACCAAACTTATTGACTACTTTGTTTACAGCACTAAGAGTTATGTGTAGAGCGTAGCCAACTTTCTCCCATTCGTCAGCAGCACGAAAGGCCACATGGCGAGCACGAAAGAACAGATTAGCTGTATCAATAAGAATGTATTTCATTTTGGCCTAAATTAGTTTATTAGCAACAATGTATTGTAGCATAAAATGAGCCCAAGCACTATGAGCTTCTTTACCGAAATGCCAGGAATCTTTGGAAACTGTTTCAAATCCGTTGTTTCTTAGCCACTCGTGATAGGTTCCAGCAGCATCGTATGGTTTGATATAGCTGGTTCCCCAATCCTTTTGGGACTGCATACCTTGAAAACTATGGTTACCGTTGAAGAAGATATGCTTGACGCCAAGTAATTTAAGTTCTTGATGAAAATTCCAAATGTCCTCGTGAGCATCGACACAGACATTGTACCAGTTGATGCCGGCAATGTACTCTTTATACTGTTGCTGGTGACTTTCTGGAACTACATCAACACCGCTGGCATTGACTTGATGGTACGTTCCGTTAATAAGCCACTCTTGTCTTTCCCAAGTGGACCATTGAATGATAACCAAGCCATCTCGATATGCTGCTGGGTGATCCAACAACCACTGGCGTGTAGTACGCATGATTCGAGTATTGCTTGCTGCAGATTCCGCACCGCAAGTAAAACCGGCCTTTAGTATATCTGCTAATTTACGACCCCAACTTGCTGATAAATTAGCAGGGTGCGGTAAGCGACCTAGATAATTTAACAAAGGATCATCTTCAGCAAAGGCATGTGCATTTACTGCTTCGGCGGCTGCTGTGTGACTATCGCCGTTGACGTAAAGAATCACGAAACCTCCGTACGTCCGTTACCTAAATCTCGGCTGCGTGTAAATCTTTGAGGATTGGGTTCGGGATTCATTGCTTGCTCTTGTTCCCAAGTTTCCATAACAACATGCCGGCAAACATTCTGGAACCATTGATCCACAATATCTGTATCTGTTTTGCCAACATATCCAGCACGGATTAAATTGGCTAAAAACTTATCGTTCCAGTCTAATTCAAATGAACCAGCATGAATATTTTCGGGATCAATATCCATGCCCAGCATGGCAACATAGGGTTCGCCACGTTCTGTTGCTAATTCTTTTTCTGACTTTGCTGGAGGTTCTGCTTTCTTAGCACGTTCCTTCTTGAGCTGCTTAACAGCTTCAGCGGGAATCGGTGTCAGCGGTTCTGCTTTCTTAAACTTCTTCTTTAAATAATCAAACATATCTATTACTCCTAAGGCTGCGTCTGGTGTTATCATTTTACTTCAATCCAAGTGTGGTCACCCAACCACTTTACTGCTACAATATACTCATACCATACAGGTGGACCAGCTGACCAACCGTCTGGTCCCATACCGCATAAGATGAGTTCATTGTGTCGTGTGTCTTGGGCTAACCAATAGGTGTGCCCATGTGCTATCTGGAAATCATACTTGGCCGCATGTACCATGTCAGTCAAATCTAATCTGCGCTTGATTTCCTCTGCTTGACGTTGTAACACATCAACTAATTCCATTATCCTGTTGTACTCTTGCTCGGCATGCATACGAGCAACATTCAGCATGATGTCTTTTTGTCGAGTGACAGGTACTAAATCAAAAGCTGGTGCACCTGCTTCTGTTGGATATGGTGTGACATTCTTATTAAAGAAAGGAACAACTACATTGCCAACATTGACATCGAAGCTGTTGCGTCCTTTGGCAATATTGGTCAAGCAAGACTCGCATACAAGTGTTGTTGTAGATTCAATCGTAATCCGTTCTCTACACAATACTGTCCTGTGTATTCGTGATTGCGTTGATTGGCCGCCAAGTTCAATAAACCAGGTTCCCAGAAACTGATAACTTCATCCACAGTACTACGCTCTTCCATAGTGATCTGTCCCTTCTCTGAACGCAACAGTTTGATCCGCTGTGGCAAACTGTTATACACATTCATTGGGCTACAGTAGATCTGCTTGCCTGTGCGATCACGCCAAGCCAAGGCCCAGTCTGGAACGCTGCTGTATGGACTAGCAGGATCAGCACTCATAACAAACTTCAAACAGTCTGCACGATCTAAAATAGTTTTGCTGGGTGCGTAGTACTTGATGGCTACACCATTCTTCTCCACACACTTTGGACTGCATACCAGTGTGACACCTTCTGGTACCACAGTATCAGGAATGCCATTGCTTTCTACTTGTACTTCTTTGAAGTTGTGTAACTGTTGTGCCATAAACCAGCTGATGTTTTCCTGGATCAAGGGCTCACCACCTGTCATAACCAACACAATATTGGGAAACTTTTTGCCTGGTAAATCGGGCGTGTGTGCCCACGCAGGAACGTCCTTGCCTTTGTCAGCCCAGAATGCCCGAATAGTAGTATACATTTTGGTTTCAAGCTGGTCGTAAGTCATCCAATCGCCGTCGTCAAAGAACGTGTCGCAGAAGCTGCAATCTAAGTTGCACTTGGCCAAGCGAATGAACAGAGCTGGCATACCTGCATATGGTCCTTCGCCTTGTAGGGTAAAGAACATACTGGTCACAAACAAGCTGTCGGCAGGAGCATCCTTAAAGTACTTCTTGCCTACGATTTCATTAGTTCCAAACAATTGTATTCTCCGTTGTATAGTTGATTATAGCAAAGTATTTAGACCAAGTCAACATTAACGCCACCAATTTTCCCATGGAAAGATGTACCATGCGGGATCCTCAGCCTTGTTGATTTCTTCTGCTGAGTAGTTGATACCATGAAATTCACTGGCTTGGTTGTCTACCAACACAGCAAATCGGGTGGTGTCGGACCAAATATCTCCCCACTTTTCCTCTTGTGGTAAGCAGCCACCTTCCCAGTCTCTCTTGATCCAGTTTAAGGTAGCACCTGAATCATTAATGTCGTCAACGATGAGAATTTTCTTGGGATCAGCCAAATACCCGTATGCATCCTCGGCCATCCACAAGTTGCTTTCGCAGTCTTTTTCGTTGTCACGCAGGCTAACATGCAAGGCATGCATGGGCACACCCAAGTACTGACTAATCATGTTGGCAGGCACAAGTCCACCGCGTGTTAGACCAATAATATAGTCGGGCCGCCAGTTATCCCGTTGCATTTGTCTAAGGATTTCTAATACCTGACCTTCTATTTGTTCTGCTGTGTAGTGTATTTTTTTCATTTATTTTCCATACAGTAATAGAGATTTTTCTAAATTATCTAAGTTGAGATTGTATCTGGCAAGCCTATCACTATTGCCAGTGTAATTTAATATGTTAGAAGATTGAACATGTAAAAATATTGTGTCAATTCCGTGCAGCTTTGAGTATAACATAAGAATGTCGCTTAGTCTATATTTTTGGTCATACACTACATTCAGGTCTTGATCTCGAATAGTCCCGTCGATTACAGCTTCAATTACACGTACAAAATCTCTTGCACTGACCATATCAAAATATCGATCTTGCTCTAATATAAACGGCAATTCATTACCGGCTGCTGCAATAAATCTTTTTAATAAACGATTTGGGGATTCGGAAGGATCAAAACATCCAAACAGTCTTAGCGTTGTGGTTTTTGGGAAATCAACACTGAATCTAGATATGATATTTTTACTTTGCCCATAGCTGTATTGAGGTCTGCGATTCCAAATTTCAAATTCATGCATCTGATCTATATCTTGGTCTATGTCAAATTCGGCACCAGATCCAATGTTGATTAGCTTACTGTAGTATTGATCGTTGATGGCCAAGTTATAAAAACTTTCTAAGTTATTGGCATAGATAGCATGCTCGTACGATCTCAGTTGTTCTCTACCTGCTGCTGCACAATTTATAACAACGTCATAACGATTCTGCTTTAGCACTGAAGTAACTGCTGTTAAGTCTGTTAGATCAAGTTGCTGACGGGTTGCGGCATGAATCTGATGATCAAGTAAATGATTGCTAACATAACTGCCTAAAAATCCAGCGGCACCAGTTACAAGTATTTTCATCGGCCAAAGTCAGGGAATTCAACTACAATAGTACTACGTCCGTCTGTGCGGTTGTAGGCCAGTTCATAAGCTGGCCGAATACTCTCTACAGTATCAGCTTCGATGATATCAACTGTATGGCACATGAGTCTAAAGGCTGCTGAAAAATTCCCGCGATGTTGAGCTTGTGGATCTACAGGACGTTCGGACCCTACTGCTACTCTAATGATAACGCGGGGCTGGCAGCGGCCGCCACTTAATGCTGGTAACTTGTCCAAGTGATTGATAATCTGATCAGTAGCGCACAACAAGAAGTTCCAGCGAGGAACAACCGACACAGGTACAAACCCATTCATAGCTAATCCAATACTGACACCAATTTGAAAATTTTCTGCCACAGGAAATTCCATCTTACGTTCAGGTGCAATGTCCGTTAAACTTTCATAACAGCCAGTGCCAGCATACTCAACTGCTTGCCCAAGGAATATAGTTTTAGGCTGCTCACTAAGCCATGTCATGGTACGTTTGAGTTCTGCGTTGTAAAGTTGGTTTAGTGTCATTAGAATTGTACCCTTACACCTGCGCCAGCATGCGGATAGCGAGTGTTTTTATATCGGTAATAGATCAAGTTGGTGTCCTGATACCAGTCAGCATCTATGGCATAGTATGGAACAGTTCTACCCCATATCTTGTCAGTAGGGGACTCAACAGCAAGTCCGTTGTCTTCGACTACAAATGTGATTGGTAACTGATGATTCACGCTGTACTTGTAGGCTTCGTGCCAAGCACCTGTTTCTGCACTCATGTCTCCGGTCCAACACCAAACATGTTCGCCGGTGTTGCGTAGTTTTGCTGCCAATGCCAAGCCTGTAGCAATGCTGGGAATACCTCCCACTATACTGCTACATACAAACTTATACTCTGGTAAGTTTAGAACCATGCTACGTCCGGCTATGATTTCGCTACGCAATAAATCTTTTGGAACACCTTTCAGCAGCGCCTGGTAATGATTACGCCAGGTGCAGCAAACCCAATCTTGTTTGACAGATATGCCAGCAAACACCTGCATGATCTGATCTTCGTTGCCGTGATAAAGGTGTATGGGCGCACGTATTTCGCGATTGTTAAAACGTGCGCCTATTTCTGTTTCAAAATCTATTAGTTCTTGTTTTGTGATCATACAACTAAGCTCATAAACCCATCAACCTTTTCGCCAATGTAAGCGATCTGTTCAGGAGTGATCACAGGACTTGTGCCGTGGAAGTAAGTGTGTGTCATGGCATGAGTGGCTGCTGGGAAGTCGTTCTTGGCCCGTTGCGGATCCATCAAATGGCTGTATGCTGGTTGCAACATGATATTGCCAGCAAAGTAGGGACGAGTCTGAATCAGATTCTCTTCCAGATAGTCCACCATGTCACCGCGATTGAATCCAGCATCTTTACGCACAGTCACAGGGAAAGCAAACCAACTGGGGTCAGATCGATCCTGGGCACGTGGCAAGTGGAACCATTGCTCATATCGTTCATAAATGTCAAACAGCAATTGATAGTTGCGCCGACGCAGAGCATGTATCTCCGGCAGCTTCTTCAATTGTTGTAGTCCCATACTAGCCTGTAGTTCGATGGGTTTTAAATTGTATCCGATCTCATCATACACATATTTGTGATCAAATACCTCGTCAGGCAGAGTAGGAATCCAATTGTTAAATCGTTTGCCGCAGGTCCCGCACTTGAGTTTATTGGCTTCTGGACCCACACAATAACAACCACGGCCCCATTCACGGAAACTTCTCAAAATGACGTCTGTTTGCGGATCACTGGTTGCAACAAATCCGCCCTCGCCCATGGTCATGTGGTGTGCAGGATAGAAGCTACATGACGACATCAGACCAAAGCTGCCCAATGGTTTATTATCATATGTGCTGCCTAATGCGTCGCAGCAATCTTCCAACAAGATTAGATTATAACGTTCAACTAATTCCATTACACGGGCCATATTAGGAGGGTTTCCCAACACGTGAGCAAATGTAATGACTTTGATACAAGGATCGTTTTCGAGAATAGCTTCTGCTTGGTCTAGATTGATGTTTAGTGTATCTAATTCAATGTCTACAAATACAGGCACGAAGCCAAGCTGTATAGTGGGATTGACTGTGGTAGGAAAGCCAGCAATGGGCATCAGTACTCGGGTGCCCTTGGGCAAATTATAACCACGCTTGCTGGTCAATGCTGACATCATCAGCAGATTACTACTGCTACCTGAATTGGTCAAGATACCGCGGGTCTTGCCAAATTGATGCGGAAACTCACGTTCAAATTTCAGACCATCATCGCCCATTGCCAACCAGCCCTTGAGAAGACTTTCTACCCCAGCAACAAATTCATCGCTGTTATAGTGTGCGCCAGCATAGTTTACAAAGTCTTTGCCAGCGGTCCAGGTCTTAGCAGCTTGTTTTTGATCAATATAGGATTTGACTGCTTCTAATATTTCTTTCATACTGTGATCTCTAGTTTGTTACAAAGTTCTTTCATGATAGCAATTACTTGCTGTGTGCCTCTGCTGGCAGCAAAATGCAAAATGTGCGCCATGTCAAATGGGCAACGATTCCACTCTTCCGAAGCAGCTACCACACTGGCATCTAAGCTACGCATGTTGTGTGCCATCCAGTTCAGGCCAGGATGCAGTCTATCTGCATCATCAATCTCCTGCGACCAGAACATAGCATTGTGTCGATTCTGATCAAAGCCCCAGTTTCTGTCGGCAGCAGTTTCTCTCAGTTTCAAGTAATCCTCTCCCAGCTGCCAAGTTTCGGCACTCATAGTATGAGGATAGTATTGTACATCGTCATTAAAGTAATGCGTGAAGTCGTGATATGTCCTGGGATCAGTGTAGTTGAACAGTCGATACTGTGTCCATTGATCTGAGAATAAACTGGTAGGACGAATCATCAAGGTATCAGCACCTGCCCAGAAAATATTGCAGGGCTCGCGATGCCACAATTCCTTGATTGCATACCAGTTGGCCATGTTGTAGTTGTCGCAATCTGCGGCCGGATCAGTCCATAAGATGGGTTCAAATGGTTCTTGCACAAACTTACGGAAAGAAGCCAAGCGCATTTCGTACATGGTCATGTAAGGAACATGTAGGTCTGTACCTGAATGTGTCATCCATCCGTTGCTGGTAATAGGTCTAACTGCACATACCAAATAGTTTTTCATATTAGTCAGCTGATTTAAATCTACCCAGGATGGCTCCACTGTTTTGTCTGTAGCCTTGGTTGTGCAACAGGCTGTAGCCATTCAACAGCAAGTAAGGAACTACAGCTGAACACTTGCCAATGAAAACACCTTCAGTGGGATGATACCAAGTGTCATCACACACAATAATACTGTTTTCACTCATCATGTGCATGAGATAAATGGCCTGCAACAAGTGTGTGACTTGACTTTGTACGTTGGTCATTTCGACACCCATCTTGTCCCGATAGTTTTGTTTGACGCCAGCAACAAATGCTTCTTCTTGACCACCCAACCAATAGTCCCAGTCAAAGTTATCCAAGTACACCAAGCTGGCTTGTAGTTCTGGATCGTCATTTGACAGTTGTTGAATGTAATTTTCGCCGCGATCACATGCCAGTGTGACATGATCAGGCAGTTTTCCATCAACACTTAAATTTTCAGTAGCACGAGCAATCTGATCTGGATCCATATCAACGCCGTGAAAGGCAACGCCACGAGCCGCTGCTAGGTCGGACAAGAATTTAGTTGATCCTTCTCCTCGATCAACACCAACTTCAATCCAGCATCCTGAGTCGATGCGATCCAAATAGTCCTCAACCTTCTTGTAGTATGTACCCATTCATCACCATATAAAGTTATCTTTGTAATATTGTACTACCTTTGACAGCTCTGTGTCAAACTCTGCTGTAGCCGACCAGCCCAAACTTTTTAATTTACTATCGTCTATACTGTATCTAACATCCTGTCCAGCACGTTGCGAATCGATCACATAGTCTAACCAAGTGGTTTCAAAGTCTTCGCCGTTGCGGAAATATTCTGCCAAGATCTTTTGTACCACAACACGATTTGGTAGTTCCGTATTGCCGGAGATATTGTAAATTTCGTTGCGTACACCAGCATCAATAATGGCAGCAACAGCCCGAGCTGTGTCAGTGGCATGTAACCAAGTGCGACGTGGCTCTCCTCGATCGTGTAAGTCTATAGGTCTGCCTAGTTCCAGGTACTTTACACTTTTGGGTATCAGCTTTTCTACATACTGTCCAATGCCGTAGTTATTGGTAGGCCTAACAATCACATAAGGAATACCATGTGTGCGACCCCAGGCGTTAATCAGCATGTCAGCCGCAGCCTTTGATGCTGAATAAGGATTACTAGGATTTAACTTGTGTTCTTCTGTGTGCGAGCCAGACTCAATGTCACCATACACTTCGTCAGTTGAAAAGTGCAGCAAGACTGGACGCTTGTAAGCTGGTATCACACGTATCAGTTCCAGTATGTGATGAACACCACGCACATTGCTTTCAATAAACACATCACTGGCCATGATGGAATTGTCCACATGCGTTTCTGCTGCGGTGTTGATAAAGTAGTCACAGTCGCGCAACGGTCCTAGATCGTTTATGTCACATGATAAAAATGTAAAATTGCTACAAGCTTCAAATCGACTCAGCCACGTACGATTACTGGCGTAGGTCATTTTATCTACACCAATCACATACCAGCCGCGATCAAGCATAAGTTGTGTAACGTGTATACCTATAAAGCCCAAACACCCAGTTACATAAACAACTTTCTTCACACTTTTCTCGCTTTTACCAACAAGTGCCATCCCAAATACTCTTTGACAGCATCACGCATAGTTGGTTGCATGGCTTCGAACCAAGGCTCTAATTCAAATTGACCTTGTTTGTATTTGGGCACATTATACATGAAGCAATGGTCCTGTCTAATACGTTCAATTTTAAACAGTCCATGTACTAATTCTGTAATTTCTTCTTTGGTATATGCATCTGCGTATGGACACCCGGCTTGTGCTTCAAACTGGTCCAGACCTTTTTGTATCATGGCATACTTCCAAGAATTACGAGCGTAGACCATAAATCTCAGTTCGCTACCCGAGTTCATAACAGTGCTGATATTTTCTAAGTGGTCACGCATGCCAGGAAAGTGATGCAAGACTCCATAACTGTAAACTAAATCAAACTGTCCCAAATCTTGCAACTCAGTTCGATCTGTCACATCGCAGTGTATAAAATCTCCTGGCAGTTCCAACGTCTTGAAACGCTGACGGCAGATTGCCAAGCTGTCTTGAGAAAGATCAATACCCACGTACTCGGCACCATGTCTAGCAAATTGTTCTGCATCAGTCCCGATACCACAACCAATCTCCAGCACACGAGCACCGCGCCATAAGTGAAATCCGGCAAAGTCCAATATATGTGGCTCAGCTCGATAGCGTTTGGCTGTAACTGCTTCAAAGTATTCCGCAGTGCCCACTGGATGATCGCTGTGACCTATGTTACAAGGTTGGCGATTCCAGTATTCAATAATTCGTTCTCTAATGTCTTGTGTCATTTATATTGCATCAGTTGGTGATTTGGATCAAACTCTGGGCCGCACATTTTTTCCCAGGGTGGTTGCTTTCCTGCAACAACATCCTGAAACCATTGAGTGCTTTGTCCAATACTTTCAAGATGTGCATTTATCTTTACAGCATCCTGGAAACGTCTCTTTCTCCATTCAACATGATTAAAATCACGTGGATGATCGGGGTTGCCTTCCAACATGGGACGATTCTTAAAAGTATCGTCGTGATTATTACCTGTAAGATCGTGGCGATCATGCACAACTTCAATTGGCACAGTAATCATTATGTCTAACATGTAACTTATTTGACTGATCCAAGCATCTGAAATCTGATGAGCACTTAGATAATCAAATAGTTCGTACCATGCCTTAGGCACAATAGGAAATATAGCATAAGGATGTGAATTGTGAGTAGGCATTCTCAAACAACAAAATTTACCTGTGTGCTTTACAATCTCTTTGTCCCAACCAGCAGTTTCCATAACAGCATCATCGTTCCAGAACATCAACCAGTCACTGGTGGCTATTTTGGCTAATTCGTTCACATATTCATTTAATCGAATATAACCCATAGGTTCAAATGCCAAGCAAGTATAACTGGCTCCAGCCCGATCTATTTCGGGTGCAATGTGTTCAATAAAGTAATCAGATGATTCTGAATCATCTGTATCAAATCCCACAAGTAATTGAATTTCGCTGGGGCTGTCAGCTAAGTGAATCAAGCTCATAATACTGCGCTTCAGGGCATCAGTACGACCTCTGGTGGGTAATAAAATTGATATTTTAGACATTAAGTAAACAAATCCTCATTCCATTCACGATGGCCTTCACGAAATGCCATGTTGCTTTGTGTTTCGCGTACTTCTACACGATAGCACCAAAGTCTATCTGCTTCTGCTTGCCCCCACATGTCAGGAATATAAACACCATTGACATACTTATACAGCATGTCAGCCAAGCCTTCACAACCCAAGCGCGGCAGTATGGTCAGTTTAGCCATGTTCTTTTCTTGCAACAGTTTAAATGTCTCCAGTTCTGGATCATCCTGGGCCACTAACAATGTGTGATCAAATTGATCTTCTAAGATGCCTTTAAGCTCTTTGAGACCACCATAGTCAGCTGCCCAGTTGCGTACATCTAGGTTGTCTGTGCCAAAGTAAAACTTCATGCTAAAGGCATAGCCGTGTATTAGATTACAGTGACTGTCTGCTCGCCATTGTCTATACGCACAAGGGAATGAATTGTGATATTCTTTTGTGCTTGTGTATCGGTATTGACGTGGGATTGGTACTTGTATGTGTTCCATTATTTTTCCTTATCTTGGTGCAAAGTCTTGTTGCAGTTTAATATTATCCATAAACTCTTTTTTAGTTGCTGGATCGTCTTTAAACGCACCTTTCAACACTGTGGTCTGTGTCAAGCTGCTGTGTGCCATAATACCGCGATTCTCACAGCAACCATGCGTGGCCTGGATATAAACACCCACATTCTCGCTGTCAGTGGCTCGCATTATTTCTCGGGCAATGTCGTTGCAGAGTTCTTCCTGCAACGTGCCGCGGCGAGCACACCACTGAGCGATACGAGTATACTTGCTGAGGCCAATAAGTTTATTGGCAGCGATGATCCCGATGTAAGCCACACCAACCACAGGTTGATGATGATGACTACACATAGAACGTAGCTCACTGCGGACAACAAGCATGCCTTCATAACGATCTGCTGAATCATTTGGAAAAGCCGTTGCATCTGGTGCTGTATCATATCTTCCTGCCATAATTTCATACACATACATTTTAGCTAATCTATGTGCAGTACCGCGACTGTTGGGATCTGTTACAGTATCAATAATTAGACTTTGTAACACATCTTCAAATTTCAGTGCAATTTCGTCTACTAATTGAGTCTTTTCTTCTTCTGTAATGTAAGCAGAAATGTTGTCTCCTGCCCAAAATCTTTTGCCGTCATTGTGTAAACGCTGACGAATTACTTGTGATAAATGTTTTTCTTGCAATGTATGTCTCCGAGTTAGAGCCGAGGATGGCTAGTCATATGTTGTATTGTACAGAGTATTTAGGCTGTAGTCAACTAATAATATTAATTTTGCGTAAGTCTGGATAGACTTGTGTAGTAATACCTGTCGAAATTTCTTTCAGTCCTGCAATGCCAGCTGCACAAGTTTCCAATGTTGGGCAGTAATGAAAGCCCTGATAGATCACTTCTTGGTCTTGCCAGGGTGTGATCCTAAGATCCCTGCCGTCGCTACGCATACAACTCAATGCCAGATAATCTGCTGGGTTGTCTAACAAGATGGCACCAGCTTTGCCCAACTCTAAGGGTTTGCCATGCCCAAAACTTAGACATTGCAACTGCCCCGCACGATACATGTTGGGTTCTAATCTACGAGCCGAATCCCAGATGCGAGTATTATAGAAACGGTACTCTCCGATGCTGTGCCAGTACTCCAGTCGATAATGATAGGATATATCCAATTGATGCATCAACTGAGGAATACTCAAGTAAGTGAAAGGAGTAAACTCACAATACCTGACTAATTCAAATCGTAAACAAAGTTCAATAGCATGGGTGCAACCGTCTGTGACAACTGCATACGGTGCACCTGTATATTCAGCTAATGCAGATTCAAAATCAAAGAGCTGTTGGAAACTCATGTTATTAAATTTTTCTAACAGGATACTTGGCTTTGGCAACATGATCGCGATACTTTGTACTTGAACGTATCCATCTAAAGGCTTTATCACGGGCATCTTTATTAACAGGATCAAGTCCTACTAATATGTCAACAATACGATCAATTGTACCATTGTTCCAATCGCTAATCAAGCCCATGTTGTGATGCGGTGCATTTAATAATAGCTTGAGTTTTTCGTAAGCATCATCTTCTGACCATGGAATGTACAGTCTATTGGGATCATTGGCAAAGGTTTCTGGAAATGATCTATAAGCTGGATACAAGACATTGCACCCCAGGGTGTCTGCTTCACTTACTGTGTTAGAAACCCAATCTTGCAATGCACAGTTAAACAACACACGACTGTCATTGACCAACGCATAATATTCATTCTTGTTTAAGTTTTCGTGAATTTCCAATTTGCCGGCTGCAGCCATTGCACGGGCACGTTTGACATATTCTGGATTGTTACTGCGTAATGGACCGCCGGAGAAGATAGCAAAGGTAACATCCGTATTGGTTTCTTGGAAACGTTCTGCCAAGTCCATGTAGAACCCGGGCTGTTTCTCTTGATCAAAACGTGCAGCAAAGCCTACTCTGCGTCGACGTGCTGCAAATGGTCGAATATTGTCAGCACCGCCAATGCGTTCCAGCACTTCGTCTTTGCCAAATGCCAATCCGGAAATATTGTAGATCGGAGCTGTCCAACCTGCAATCTTCATGTGTGCTACCATTTCTTCATTAGTCGCAAGTACGCCTGTGACAAACTCGTTGACCATTTTTTCATAAAGTCCCATCCACTTTTGCATACCGCACACATGAACAAAGTCATCAGGATCAATGGACTGAGCAAGACATCTAACGTATACGAGAGGGCGGTGCTCCTTAGGAACTTGGTCCATAATGTAAGGCAAACTTTCAATGCCCGGCTGAAACATGTCTTCAAAGTAGATAACATCCGCACTTGTGACTTCTCCTTGTTGCATTAGCTTGACCAGGTTCATCATTTGGCTCATGCCAAAGTAACTGCGACCGTGTGCGTCTAACACTTGACCCACACTAATTTTCTTACTGTTGTCAAGATTGAGGCCAGGAACATACACAACATCAAGACCGCGACGTTCAAATACACGTCGATTCCATTCTGTTAGTTGTAGAGTGTAGCGAGCTTCATAAGACTCCAATCCCATGTAGTATAACTTACGCATGTTTATCGGCTCCGCGAACTGTCTTGGAACCACATGTCTTTGACATGCTTGCCCTGCAGACTTTTGTTAAATTGTTGATACGCATAGCTTTTCCAGTTGTATAGATCGGCTTCGTTAAACTTGTACCCGTATGTACGACAAAAGTCCAAGTATTGCTCGAGGTCCTCGAAGATTTGTGCTACTTTAGGATTAGCTTTAATTGATGGCTTGGCCATTTTACTTCCTTAGATTGAAACAGTTTGATAGGGGCGATGAGTATTGTATTTTATCAAGCAGCCGTTCTCACCATCCTCGGCTACTTCTATCCAGACATTACGTCCAGGATATTTCCCGGCAATCTGTAAGTACAGATCATCTGCAATCATTTCGCAGCTCTTGTAGTCAAGTGCTAAAACGGAATTCTTAGTATTGTTATCGGTTCCACGATAAAGGTTTTCCAGCCAGCGTTTGAATTGGATGAACTCGATTTCTCTGTCGTTGTGCCAGACGTCAATCCACACCCTGAAATGAAAAATGTGACGATGAGGAAAACCAAGAAACGATACATCATATTCATCTCCCGTGGCCAACATAGGATCTGTCAAGGCCGCAGGATATTTATGTATACCTTCTTTTTGGAATTGTACGAATATCATTCTACTTGCATTTTGTTTTATTCTTTCAACAATTTCACGCTGTTCTTGATTCATTTTGGTTTAGGTCCCGATTTACGTTGAGTAAGTGCCGCTAATCTTCTTGCATCAGACCACGGCTTACCTTTCAATTTTACACTTTTTTTAATACTACTGTCAATACTCATTGGCACATTCATTTTAGAATCTCTAATTTGTTGTTTAGTTTTTTCGCTATGCAATTTGCCTTCCATACCCGACTTCAGAGTTCCATTTTTAATTTTAGTTGCAATAATTTTTTTCTTTGTCTCTTCTGATAAAGTTTTACCCATATGAGCTTTGGACAAGTTTTTTCTGTGCTCTTCAGTTTTAACTCTGCCTTTCCACGAAGGGGGTCTTGCATCGTCTAAAATATTTGTAAGTATTCCGGTACCGTCGATAATTTTTCCGTAATGCTTGATTAATTTTGTTTCCGCATTATATGCAACATTCTCATCTTGTATATTACTCACAAGTATCTGTATTACTGGTTCAACTCCATTACGTCTTAGCTGTACTATGCGTTGCCATCTGAGTTTATTTTCTTTACCTCGGCGTTCTGTTAAATGGTCTTTATGCCTATTATTAGCAGTTTTACCTTTGCCGATGTAAAATAATTGATCTCTAATCGGGTCGTACAATCCGTAAACATAATACATACTAATCTCCTAGTATGTTTATTTATGAAAACTAACCCAAATTATCATTGTTGCGGTCTCCGTAAAAATTCCCAGGATACAATTCGAGCGATAGCAGCAGCTTTATCCTCAGTTTCATCAGGAATGATATGATGTTTAGTGATGCTACGATCATTCTTGCTATCGTATGTTCGTACTTCTACAATCATACCACCTTCGGCTGCTGCCACTTTAAAATTGATAGGGCGGGTCAGATCAATTTCTTCACTGACGCAAACAACTGAGTCTCTTTCCATCACGTTGCTGCCGCTTAAACTGTTTAGACCTTTAATCTTCTTGTCCAGGTAATCCTGTTCGGCTTTTAGCTCAGGATACACAACTCCTGCACGATGCCAGCACCAACGTGCTTTACGATAAAACCATTTATCTAAAAATTTCATGCTATTACTTTATCCTTTGTGTATCGAGACCATGCAGTATAGCGGTCTCTATTTTGTAAGTCGTGTAGGTTGTGACACCATACACCTGGATTGGTTGCTGCAAAGTCCCGATCGTCTAGTTTGATTGTGGCATTGTATCCCAGCAGTTTCATGTAAGGTAACTTGACACTGATCATAGGGATAAAATTATCATATTCAACTAATCGCGATTCAACAAGCCCTTCGACACAAACGACATCAAGATCAAGCGTACACATAAATTTGTGACGAGATTCAAGTAGTGGGACGATCATGTCTTCCCACTGCTTCCATGTGGCATGATCGTCTGTGTTTATGTTAGGGAAACTTTGATTAGCACCAAAGTAAATATGCTCACATCGACAATTCAACGCTGTATCTTCAAGATCCATAGTTGGTGTTTTTAATCCTACAACAAATAATGTAGGCATTCCGTAGGCAGGAGTATGTTCTACTTCTGTGCCGAGAAATATTTTTACCTGTTCGTGCCCTGCTCGGTTCATATGCTTTCTTCTAATTTGTCTAGTTGCACAGCGTCGAGTTCATCTACAGAGATTTCCTCTTCGTCGACATCAAATAGTGTGTTAAATTGACTGTGAGAGTTTACTGCACGTTTGCCGGTAAAGCCACGTGTTCCTACAACCCGTTCCCATACTTTAGCATGATCTGCAATGATTTGCAAGCTCTTTGGGCGATCTCGGGCAGCAAAAATACGATCAACAACCTTGGCCACGTCATAATCAGGATCGAGTGGATGCACCATCATGTCAGGACATACACCCGAATCAAACATACGGTTAGCACGTTGTACCGATTCAATATGTGTCCAAACATTGTGACCCATAAGCAAGGCATAGCTAAAACTATCCCAACTTGTACGCCCTTCCTTACCAATCTTATTAAGATCACCGGGCTTGTAATAACACACGTCCGAAATCTTCATACGACTTGTAATTGGGCTATCTTCAAAGTGGGGATGAATTCCATCTTGTCTAACTGCATCACCAAACGATCTTGAGTCTGTAGCATACTTCTTATCGTCAGCAGTGGGGCTCATGTTATAACTCCACTTCCGACGATTTTCAATGGTAATGTTGTGGTACAGTTGTCCGTTTGCTGTGGCCAAGAATGGACTGGCACAGTCAAAACTAATAGTAAAGTTAGGATTGTGATACTGTCTAACACTACGTTGAATAACTGTAAGCAGCACGGCCCATTCCAATTTACTTGTGCCCAAGAAATGCATCCAATCGTGAATGCCAGGTTCTAACAAGTGATCATGTATCAAGTGTACCAAGCGTTTAAGAACTAACTCAACGTCGCACATGTTTTGACCTCCCATACCCCAACCATTGAAGTGTTTGGGATACTTGGCGGGATCACAGTAGTCTTTCATGGTGTCGTACCAAAGGTCTGCTTCGTTGTGATTACCGCCTTGCAGAACGTTTAGAATTTTGGTTTCACCGTAGCGATTGGCCATCCAATATTCGTTGTTGTACTTGGTTGCCGAGACCGCATCGTCATAACTGTGAATGCCGCATAAGGCTGCTGCCTTGGGATCACGATAAGTCCAAGTGGGAATATCCATTGTCATACCGTGTGTGGCAATGCCCATTTGCCACTTCAGCACAGCTTCGCGCTTCTTCTCTGCTGCCTTATCTTTAGGATCAGCCCAACGACCTGGCCATACACCTTTGGCAATCTGGAACCCGCCGGAGTCGGCCAACATGATAGTGTTGGGGTCTCTGTTGCGAACCATATCTTCTTTGGCTACAAACTTGGACAAGTCCAAGTCAGCGTGTCCTGCACTATACAAACTGTATCGGTACGGGAACAAACTTTTCTGTGGATTCAACCAGTTGAGTTGTTCCATGTCAGGAATGCCTGCCGGCATACGTGCAGCATCGATGTAATTTTCGGTACGCTGACGCCCTACATAGTTGGCATAAAAGCTACTGATAGCCGGAAGGAATACAGCGTAGTCTTGTTGATTGGCTGTAAAATCGTGTTGTTCGGTCATTTTTGCTGTGCAGGCATGATGTAATTGTATTCAGCAATACCAGAATTCACAGTAATCTTTGCTGCACCATCATCGCTGATACGAACAATCTTGTCACCAGTGAGATCCATGATGCTGATAAACTGCTTGACCGGCCATGCCCATGAGCGTTTAAGCACACCTGAGATACCGTTTTGGAATACAAACTCGCCGGCATGTGTTGAATGATCGCCAAAGAAAAACTTCAAATCAGAACCGTCTGTTTTGGCTTTGAAGTTAAGCTCTTCACTGTTAGCACTGGCCTGCATCTTAAGGCGTTGAATCCCGGCTACCATTGGTTCAAACTCGATATGCCAAGTAACGCCACGGAACTTAGGCGACTTGAGTTTTTCTGCAACAATCTCGGCAGTCATAAAGCGATAGTCGTTCTTAAAGTCCTTGGCAGCATTTTGAAAATGCAATCCAACTGGCATTTGCTCGCCGTTGCGATCCTGACGTACTACTGCGATATTGGCATTCTCCTTGTACTCTTGCAAGTTCAACAAGATTTTAAGTTTAGATAAGTTGGGCATACCAAATGTGCCAACAAAATCTGCAACTGGTACCAAAAACTTGCCTTCGATAATGACCGAACGATCTTCTGCAACGCCATTGATTAAAGTTTCGTTAGCATCGCCGGTGATTTTAATTGTGTCAATACAACCCAAGTCGTATGTGTGTCCTACTAAGTCTAGCAAGTGATCTCTCATTGTGTTTTCCTTTGATGATATTTAGATCTGTAATAGATAATTGTAATATTTTTATTGACCAATGTCAACTGCTTTGGCCAAGCTTTGACCACCTCTAAGGGAGGTCATTTGCCCAGGTCTCTTCAGTTCGACCCAGGTTGTACTATTGCTCATTCGATATCGTTGTCTCACCTGATATCCTACCGAGTGAGCATGTGCTAAAACTGTTTGCCCAGGAGTATAACACATGAAACTGCGTTCAGCCATGGCTGTAGCTCCGGCATAGTCACAGTCGTTGAATGTAAATGCTAGAACACCGCCGGGTTTAAGTTTGCTGTAAATTTCAGTCAAATATTGATTGATAATTTCCTGCGGTTTATAGTCGAAAAAGTTATAAACCAAACAGAACCCAAATTGACTGTCGGGTAGATGTTCCAGTATAGCACCGTCCACACTTTCTGCAACGGTATAGGTACGCAATCGACGTTGATACTGATCGTTGAATCTCAACACAGCAGGCTCCAATAACTCTGGTATAGGTGCCACTAGATATAAAGGATCATGTCCCACAAGGTAAGTGATCCATTCTTCATGACCTGGATGTATAATCATACCAGCATGATGCCAATCGCCATGTGCTTGAATACGGGCAGTGATATAACTAGCCACTTCGGGTGTTATTTCAATGCGACGATTCAATATGTATTCAGCTGTGTCATGAATCATTTCTTGGCTGTACAGTCTATAACTTTCAGCGAAGTATGCTGGTTCCATTTGCTGTATCAAGTAAGAAATTTCTTCTTTGATATCTTCTACTGTGCGTTCAAAATGATCAATACTGCCCAGGACATTCTTGTAGTCTTGGCTCAATCGATCTACCAGGTGAGTAAATTCTACATCACTTGATTTGACTGTGTGCAACAACGGTGCCAGACGATCGTGAGCTATCAACACACCATTCAAGGGGGTAGCTTCATCTAATCGATTACGATAAGCAATTATATCACTTAGTTTCATTTAGAACTCAAACAAACTTTCAAACGTATTGCTAGTATTGGTTGCTGACGCTAGATCCCAATCCAGAACACCTAGTAAGTTATCAACTTTACCGTCAATAACTGTGGCTTCCATTTCAGAATCATTGAACGGCAGTTCTGTAAACCACTTGGGCAGATGCTTTTCGTCTGTGGGATATCCAATACTGGTCCATCCCAGAGGATTCTGACGCAGTTTACATACAATAGTTTTCATACCATCTGTAATGGCCAGACTGTAGTTATCCCCGTTCATGCGACGCATGTTGTTCCAGTTGATGGCTGCACGGACATGTCCTGGCATATTGGCTCGACCTTCTTTGTCTTCTTTCTTGCCGTACATGGTCAAGTTATTGACACGCTTGGGCGAACCTTTTTCCCAACCTGGTCGGTCTTTAAACAGGTACTTAAACTCACGGATCTTCTCTACAATAGGATCCTTGCTGGCACCGTTAAGAACATCATTGAGAATATCGCTAAGAAACTCTTGGATGACCTTAGGCGTATCAGTACGCTTGAGATCCAAGCCCATTACCTTAACTTTGCCAGGCTTGCCTGCTACATCATATCGTTTGCCATCCTTGTCGTAGAACAACACAGCATAACGTTTCTTAGTAATAAACAGGCCCTTACTGGCAACAATCTCACGACTACCTTGGATGATTGCACCCATCTCGCGTGGACAATGAAATGAACGTTCCATAAAACCAGGAAAGCTAAGGTTGACTTGTTCGGCAATACTGTTGTACAAGGCAATAACAGTATCCTTATCCCAGGTCATATGTCCCGCATCAATCTCTTTCTTCAACAGAGGATACGCTGAAAAATAACAACTGTCAGTATCGCCGTATATAATTGCAGCGCCTACATGGTCGTATTTCCCAGTAATGCATTCGTTAACATACGCATCCATGTGCCGAGCAATGGTCCGCCCGGTAAGGGTAGTAGATTGTCCAATGCGCTTATCAAAGAAACGACACCCAGGGTTAAGAATAGCACCATACAAACTGTTGAGGTTAATTTTCTTAACCAATTGCCGCTTGTCCCAGTATTCTTCTTGCTCATGATCGCCTGCTTCCTTTGCTGTGACTAAAGTGGCCTGCATCTCTTGTCGTTCTTTGTACCAACGTGCAAGTAATCCAGGAATGATGCCTTGTTTCTCGTATGTGAAGATAGTGCCATTGGCACTCATGATCCAAGGTTTGTTACTGTTGAATATGATAGGCCAAATCTCTGCTGCCGACATTACGGACGTCT